CACTTCTAGCTGCGTCGGCAGCGTCAGATGTGTATAAGAGACAGTTTTATCCCTTACTACCCCATCTGAGTTTTTAGTGCTACTAAACAAAAGTATAGTAATACTAAACAAGGGTGATGTGCGTGGGAGGGAAGGAACATACTCAATAGAGTAGCTCGGTGCAGTGCGGGCGTGCAGGGTAGTGGGCCGTGCCATTGCATGGCGTACTCAAACGAGCAGTGTGGGCGTGGAGGGTAGCGGGCCATAGCCTGCCATAGCCGAGAGGGATAGACCGGGGAGGAATGGGACGGGGTTTCACGTGAAACATAGGAATATACAAAATACAGTATATTATATTCACTGTGAATAAAAAGGGGATGTCAATTCCCCTTCTTTCCGTAAATTTGATTCAGTAATGCTTTATGAATGATACGACACGATTCAATTCTTTCATTTAATCTTTCATTGTCTTCTGACAATCTGTCGATGATCGCATTCAGTTCGCGATTTTCGTCTTCTTTGACTTCGATAATCTTTTTTAATTCTGATATATCATGGTTATTAATTTGATTTAATTTGAACTTCACATAGCCAGAATCTGAAAATGCAATTTTTTTCATTGTTTGAATATACCATTCTATAAGTTCGATTAATTCATCTTCATTTAATTTTGTGTTTATAATGAATGTATTCTGTTTCATAGTTCTTTCCACTCCATTTCTAAGGTATTGACTTCCCCTTTTTTGTTTTTAAACATGATTTTTACATATTCATTTTCAGTTCCGATATCGTCTATTTCTAATGAAATATCTGTTATAGAACCTGTTGTAATTAAATCTTCAACGACTTCTAATGGGTGCTTTGTTGTAGGTATTTCAGCGATTGATTTTTTAATCCACATAATGAACCTCCTAAAATAAAAGTGCGGACAGAATCACCCTTAACGCACGGATTTCAACCCTTTTCCGCTCCGGAGGTGTCTTTCAACCTTGAAATCCCGGCACGGTTACGTTAATAGTATGAATTGCCCACATTACTATTATAGCATACCTATGGTCGGATTTCAAACGGCCTTTTTACAAGAACAATTCCACCCGGGACATGGGAAGGGACTAATTTTTCTCCTGAAATAAATCCGATTTTGAAATTCTTGAAGGTGACTGTTTCTTTGATGTTGTCAGGCATACCAGCGCATTTTATATTCTTTTCAAAATATTTTCCTTTTGAACTATATACAAAGGCTCGTTTACCGTTGTCGATGAATTTTTTATAAGACGGTTCGTCAATTTCAATAACTTCGATGTAGGTTTTCGCCCGGATAAAGCGTGCTTTGCAGAACGTGCTTTCATGCTTCCAAGCACCTAATCGGCTTTCATGAATATCAATGTCCGGGTTTTCAGTTCCGACTAAATGAATACTGTCAGTGTCGCAATAGATAATTCGATCGTATAATTTCTGAGCTGTTCTGATCGTTACGTTTCTGGCGTAGGCGGTGATGAAGCTTGCAATCGGGATATAGATTGGGTCTGAAAGTTCCTGCGCTGTCTTTATTACTTCTTCCCCATTCTCATTAATTTCTGTATAAGTTGGAAGTTTATATCCTACGCTACCATCTTCTTTAAGATAAGGGATTTTGCTTGTCACGTCAGGGTTTTTACCGAACTTCCCATATAAGCAATTTAGCATGTCCTTTGCGTTCTGCTTTTCACTTGGCGTTGTTGCGTTGACTTTCGCCTGACCCCATTTATTAATATACTCGGTGAACAGGTTGTTTGACGCTTTGAACTTTAATCCTCGAACTCTTTCAAGGTCATAAACGTCATAGTGATCAAAGAATAATTGCAGATCGACGGAGGTCATAACCATGGCGACAGGTTCATCCTGACCTAAACTGTTAACGCTGGTTGTCAGATATTCTGTCGAACAGTTCCGGAACATGAAGTTATTTTTTAGCTGAATCGTCGGGATATGGTTCTTTTTAACACGGAATCGACAACGGATATATTCAATGAATAATGGATATTCCGGGTCGTGTTGATATTCCCCTTCATAGGCGATCGGATTTCCATAGGGTAGCGTTTCAAGCAACATTCTCGATGGGTATAAACTGTTGACATCAAACACAATTCCTTCTTGTATCCGTTTGTTTTGAAACTTGGGATTGACCCAGACGAAACCTCCCTTGTAGGATTGCCTGCAATCTTTATCCAGATTCAGGTCGAGGATAGGAAACCAACTGTCGAATGTCTTTTTTCCGATGATTTCTTTATAATCGGCCAATGCGTCGCTGGCTCGCGTCATTTTTGTCAGGCCTGCGTCGAGTTTTCCTTTTAAGGCTAACGCGACAATTACAACGTCATTTTTTAGATATTCGATTTCTTTTTGCGTCAGCGCATGTCCTACTGGTCTAAATAAATCATAATCAATATGTCCCTTTAGTTTTTTAATCGGTAACTTAAAATCTTTAGCGATCTTATCGACACTGAACGGAAACTTTTTCATATTGTCCAGTATTTTCAGCGTCTTCCCATTTTTGAATGTAATTTTCAGGCTGTAAAATATTCCGGTCTGGCTGATAACCGTTGTGAATGTCCCTCGTTCTTTTTTCTCCCGGTGTTCAAACCCATGTGTTAAAAGCCAATGAATGACAAATTCGCTGTCAAACCCTGCATTATGAAACCAGTGTGTGCTGTTTTCATTTTTGAACCGTTCAATAAAGCCGTCTAACGTATTGCCATATTCAAACGTATTGAAGGGATCGTCGATAGTACAGCTTCCCCACGCCCACACCCGGCAATCGTTCGGGTCGGTGGTTGTTTCAAAGTCTGAACTATATACGTTCACATCCTGCTACTCCACGCATTAATGACACGGTTTAATTTTTCAGCTTCGGAATAGTTCGGGTCTTTTGTGTAGTTATAGGTTATCGACACGATGTCATCACTATAATACGCTTTCATGAATTCTTGTAAATCCATTTCTTTTAACTTTTCTTGTAGTTCTTCCACTTCTTCCGGAACGATATCCCCATAAGCTGTGGACAGGGATTCGATGTAATTCTGTTTTAATCGTTCATCCCTTTCCTGCCAATATTCCTCTTGCGCTTGTTGGTTATAACGGACTAATAATTCTTGTAAATGCTTTTCATCCCGAATATCATTCGCGGTTAAATTGCGCGGTAACAGGGGGTCGAATTTCGTATTGCCAAGCCTTACAGCTTTCAAACTTCCTGCGATTGCGCCTACCGTGTTTCCTGTCGGTCTTCCTGCCGTTGTGAATTCGCTTTCTAACGCTTCTCCATATCGTTCTTTTACTAGCCTGTTTCGTCGCATGATCGCTTCTTGTAATCTTCCGTAATCGCTCGCGGGTAAAAGCTTCTTCGTTTTACGGTTATAATAATATCGTGTTTTTGAAATCTTATTCTGTTCTTCAAGATATTTTTCAATTTGCTTTTTGCTATTAAATTCTTTTGGTTGTTTCGTTGGCAGAATCACGTCAAAGCCTTTGGCTTTAAGGCGTGACTGCTTCGCTTTAATCCGGCGATTGGCTTGTTGGATTAACTGTTTGTCCTCCATAGAAATCTTAAATCGTCTAGGCATGTATAAACTCTACTCCCTTTCTGGATTCTGAAACCCCGCTTTTCCTTTTTTGCGTAATGAAGGATATCAAATATCGGGTAGAGGTTCGTTGCTTCGTTTAAACCTAGTTTATATTCCTTTGTAATTCTATTTTCATCTAAATATTCTTCAAAACTTTTTTGCGTCGCTTTGGATGTAAAGAAGAATAACAGATCGTCGCAGAAAATAGATTTATAAGAAATAAGGGTGCATATATCTGAATCATGGATTGAGATATAAACACCCTTTCGCGTCTTCTTATTTATACTCGATTGCGACGCTCAAGAAACGATAACCGCGACGACCTGTTTTTTCAACAATCTTCAACGGCAACGGTTTGGCATAAGGTGGCATACCGACAATAGGGAAAATCATTTTTAGTGCGCTCATCATTCCTGTTGAAGTAGCGCCGTAGGTTTTTCCCTTATCATCGATCAGAATGACGCGGGTTTGCGGAATCATGTTACCCTGTTCGTCTGCCATTTCAACGGTGTGAGCGATAACGTCGGTAACATTAATCACTTCGTTCTTATGGTCTGCGATACGTTCATCCGTGTTGTTAATTGCGTTAAAAATTCTTGCTTTGTCCGTATCGTTTTGCGGTACGATTGAACAATACATCGTCGTAACTTCGCCTGTTAATTCGTCGATTGCCGTTGTTGTTTTTGTCATTACTTCATTTGCCATTATTCGTTACCTTCCTTTTTGTTAACTTCTTCTGTAATAAGATTAGGATTGCTCAGGAAATCTGAGGTGGGGATTGACGCTTTAACGGTAGCGCGAGTTGAGTTTACGATAATATAATTATCATGTCCCAAGCGTTCCTCGATTGCCTTTCTCAAGGAAAAATCACTCTTGAAAGCTCCGGGGATTGTAATTTTGAATGGGTCTTCAAGAATAACTCTTTCTGATTCAAGGTCGAATCGTGTACTTTGCAATGTTACGGTTGTCACTGTCATGCAATGTGTAATTCTTTCTGTCATGTTCTGTTCTCCTTCTAGGGGTTCTTCCCTATAACTATATTACCATAAGTACAGTATAAAGTCAATTTAAAAGTAATTTAAAAAGTACAATTCAACTGTGTTATAATAAGGATAGGAAAGGAAGGTGCTTAAGCTATGGGAAGATGGACAGGGACAGAATTTGAAGAATTTTTAGATCGTTATTCAAGTTCTGAGCTGGACGACAACGGCAGAATTGCCCTCCGTCAGGAAGCGCGGGACAGATGGTCAGAAACTGAAAATGAATTCGGTGAACTGACTTCCAAAGTTGAAGACTTAAACGGTAAGTATACCGAAGCAACAAAGCTGAACTTTGAACTGTCAAAACGCCTTCGGCCGGAGGGCAATGCTAAGAACAAAAACATGGCTGACGAAGAAGAAAACGCCATGGAAAAATTAATCGCCAAAATTAAAGGAGAGTGAGAAAATGCCTACGAAAGTAACGAATGAAGAAATTTTGAATGCTGTTCGTCAGGAAGCTTCCAGTGACTATCAGTCACACGTGCCGATGGCAACGGCAGAAAATCAAGTCTTAATCGGTCAGACGTTAACGACAAACCAAAGTTTACTGAATGAATTCGTGCGCTTGTTGAACCGTGTCGGCAGAACCATTATCGCAGATTACGAAGTAAAGAATCCGCTGGCAGAATTTATGATGGAGTTACCGTTTGGTGCGTCGGTTGCGGAATGGCAGGTCAACCTTGCAAAGGCGGAAGCGTATGACCCATATCTGGAGGGAAATGATCTTTACAAACTGAGAATTCCGGATGTTGCGGAGTTGTTCCATAACCGACGGATTGAAGAAAAATACCCGGCTACCTTATTTAAACCGGAAATCCGGAAGGCGTTCTTGACGGAATCCGGTATCTATGATTACTATTCCCGGATTGCTAAATCCCTGTATGACGGTGACCGTTTCGACATTTACAAGTATATGAAGGAACTTATTTCTGAGGTCGCGGGAAAAGGTGGTTTCTATACGATTACCATTCCGGATATCAACAGTAAGGAAGCTGCGGAACAGGCCGCCGTTGAACTGCGGGCGATCTCGGGCATGATGGAATTCGTATCCACAAAATACAATAGCATGAAGCGCGATATGGCTACACCGATTAGTGAACAGATTATTATCACGACCCCGCGCACGCAAGCCTACATGGACGTTAATGTTTTAGCGAATGCATTCCAGATGGACAAAGCGGAGGTTCTGGCGCGTACCGTTGTTATCGACGATTTCAACATGCCGGGCGTTCTGTTCGCGGTTGTTGATCGCCGTTGGTTTCAATGCTACTCAACCTATAAGGAATTAGCAGTAGCTGAAAATGCGTCGCAGGCATACTTCAATATGTTCTGGCATCATCATAAAATCTTATCCACTTCTGCTTTCCGAAACGCGGTTCTGTTCGTTTCTGGTACACAGACAATCGACACCTACGCATTAACCCCGACCACGGCAACCGTTGAAAAGGGCGGTTATTTGCAGGTTTACCCGATTGCAACCGGAGAAAACTATCCGTCCGCACGGTCAACGTACGCAATTGCAGGTCAGGCAAGCAAGAATACTGTCATGATGGAAAACGGCCTGTTAATCGTCGGTAAGGATGAAACCGCGAAAACGATTACCATCACTGGAACATCTGAGATTGACACTTCTAAAACTGCAACTTGTGTAGTAACAATCGCGGGTAACTAATTATGGCCGGAATTTGTACTTGTAAAGCATGGCTTATCGCTGGAATCCCTCTTGATCGGAACGATCAGCATCAATTAATCTTTCAAAGTCAGTCCGCACAGCTTGCCTATTTTCAGGGGAAATCTGTTGCGGATATGGTGGAAGCACAGTATATCAAGAAAGACCGGGTGTTGTCGTTTGACCGGGAGGTTGACGGAGTAGACAGTGCGAACTATTTGTTGTTTAAGAATGAAGATTTTGACGGTCGCTATTACTTCGCGTATATCGTCGATAAAGACTATACGAATCCGAATGTTACAAGCGTTATCTTTGAGATTGATTCATTCCAAACCTATATGTTCGACATTGAATATTATTCCAGCTTTGTCGAGTACGAACATGCAGGCAGTGACGAATTATTTGAACACCTGCTCGTGAACAATAGTTTACCGACAGGGCCGATGATTGCCCGGCAACAGGATGGCTGGAGTGAAGTTGCAGAAACTCGTACGCTGGTCGCCGTGTCTAAAAAGTATAAGCCGGATTACCAGCCGGAAAGCTACGGACCGGAAACGGAACGGCAGATCGGCGGTTCAATCGCGAACGTATTTTCAGGAAATGCCTATTATGCGTTTAACGACGATCAGACCGAAGCCATTAAGGAACTCGTTAAGTCGATGGATGAAAAAGGATGGGGCGAAGCGATTTCAAATGTTTGGATGTGTCCTGCGTTCACCGTTGGAGGTGCAGGAAGCGGGGCGTTGATTACCAGTCTTCCCGAACAGAAACTAACGAAAAGCGTTGCGATCAATACTTCCGACATTGACGGCTACACGCCACGGAATAAAATTCTGTTCAACTATCCTTACAACTATCTTCTTGTTTCAACGCAGAACGGACAATCTACTGAGCTTCGATACGAGTTATTCAAGGGTGGTTCATGTGAATTTCAAGCCGTAGGAACTCCGCATTGTCCGGCTCAGGTTCGGTGTACGCCACTAAATTATGCTGGACAGATGGCCAATTTTGACGCATCAATCGTTCTCAGCGGATGGCCGACCTGTACTTGGAACAATGACGCTTTCGCTAACTACTTAGGGCAAAACTACAATTCAATTTTAATGGGTGGAATTGTGGAAGGCGCGAAAGCTGTCGCGGGTATTGGTTTAATGGCCGTGAATCCGGTACTTGGAGTTGCAACAACAGCCAGCGCGGGTGTCGGACTTGCGAATCAGTTCGGCGACCTGGCGGATAAATCGAACCGACCACCTGTCAGCAGTGGACAGACAGGAACAGGTGCGTTGAATATGGCCAATAACTTCATGACCTTTGGGTTTTATCCAATGACGATCACCGCAGAATTTGCGAAAGTGATCGATGATTGGTACACCTGTTACGGCTATCCGACAATGCGTTACAAAAAGCCGAATCTGTTCAGTCGTTCTAACTTCAACTACGTGAAGACTAACGGAATCCACTTTGGTGGGAATATCCCATCCGAACATAGGGAACGGATCGCAAGAATGTTTGATCGGGGTGTTACGTTATGGCATGACGGCGCAACAATGTATCGATATGATTTAGATAATGAGGTGACTGGAATTGTCGAGGAATAAAAGAAATAAGCGATTATTGCTTAACGGTGTAGAATACACAAATATTGCGACGATTCAGGATATCTACAATATGCTATATGAATATCTGGTTAACTTAATCGCGTTGGAGAATTTGCCAGACGGAATATCTGAGCGATATTGTTTGCAGGTCTTGATTGAGCAGGGTTGCCTGTGCTTCTATCGTAACATTGCCCTGAATAAACTGGTTGCTCTCTATGCGTCCAACATAGCCGAGGAGGATATCTATGGTGACCCGCAGTTAGTGGTCACGACTTCCCGGAACGGTTTAATTCATGATGAAGTCAAAGTCCCGGAAGATGGCGTACTGGTATGGGCGAATAAAACAAGAATCCCGATTGTCTATCGTGTCAACATGTATGCTTCCAGATTGTTTCAGATTAAGCGGGCACTGGATATCAATATATCTCAGTTTAAAATTCCGCGTGTCTTGTCTGTTCCAAAATCTCAGGTACAAACGGTACTGAACTTGATTAACCAATTAGACGAAAACCGACCTTTCCTTGTCGTTGATTCCGGCTTAAGCGTTGACAATTGGTCAGTATTAGCAACGGATGTCCCCTCGCATGTAACGGAACTGATTGACGCATGGAATCAGGAATTGAATTCTTTCTTTAACTGGATTGGTATTAGTTCAAAGTCAGAAAAGAAAGAACGCCTTGTTACGAATGAAGCCTTTTCAAGTAATGAACCAGTGATTTCTGCTCGGCGTTTTATCTTCGGTGAAGTTGAATCCTGTCTTGAGCGAGTGAATGAGAAGTTCGGAACAGATATCCAAGTAAAATTTACTACGGATTGGAGCATGGACGCCTTCGATTACCTTAAAAATTTAGTCGATACGGAAAGCCCGGACAATCTGGGAGGGGATGAAAGAAATGGCTAAATATACATTGACTTTAGACACTCTTTCAAAATACGTTTGGAACGCTACCGGAAACACCCCACCTGGCTCAAAGAAAGACCGCTTGCAAGCGTTGATCACATGGTTAACCTTAAATGAAACAGATGCTTATCCGATTGAAGTCGAAAACCATCGTCAGGAATTGAACATAAAAATATTGAATCATTACTGGTGGTATGAAATCGGCGTTGAAACTCCGCAGTTATTCCGTGATCGACTGCTTGCCAAACTCAATGAGATTATGCCTTATTACAATCAGCTTTACGCGTCAGAACTGATTCAGATCGACCCGATTAATCCGATTGATTACACGGAAACAACCGATCGCACGTTGAAGAATCAACATCAGGACGACAGTAAAGAGGACACGAAAAACACAGGCACAAGCGAAACTCACGGAAGCACGACGCACAATGACTATCCGCGTTCTCAGATTTTCCCAGATCGTGACTATGCCACATGGCGGGATTACAAAGAGGAAAATTATGAGGGGAGTTCCACGGGCGACAGATCGTTGAACAATACGGGTAATTATCAGGATGAAGAAGACATTACCAAGAAGCGTAAAGGAAACTTGCAGTTCAGCCAGCAGACCTTATTAACGCAATACAGGGCGACGTTCCTTAACATTGACATGCAGATTATCGACGAATTGTATGAGTTATTCATGCTCATATATTAGAAAGAGGGGTGAAAGAATGGATAAAGAAGTACCAGTAACAAAACTTCCCGACTATGTATCGCCTTTAAAAACAAGTACGAACATCCCAGTTTATACGCATGTCGTACCTCTTGTTTTAGAAGATACAATGCAGATGTGGGAGCAGTTTAACATCTTGGTCGCCGACTATAACAAACTGGTTGACTACTATAACAGTCTTGTTGAGTATACCAATACAACAAAAGACGCGTTAACTGACGAATTCAACCAGTTCAAAGAAGATTTAGTCGAAACCCAGAATAAGTTCATGGCCGACATGACCGACGCTTGGAACAAACAGCAGGCCGACTATGAACAGTTCAAGAATGACGTTCATATTGCGATTCAGAACTTTATTTCAGAAATGGAAGGGAAGTTCAATGACTTCACGACTTCCATCAATGAAAAGATCGAAGCATTTGAAGCCGAAGTCCGTCAGGCAATCGCCGATCATAACAAAGAGGTCGACGACCGCTTAACTGCTCAGGATACCAAAATTCAGGATTTCATTGACAAAATGACACAGGATTTTGAGCAGTTCAAGAATGACGTTAACGCTACGATTTCCGCAATGCAGAAGCAGATTCAGGATTTCATTACAGAAATGAACACTTGGAAAACTGAATTTATTACCGAGTGGAATACATGGAAAACGAACACGGAAAACGGCCTGAACGAGTTCAAAACCAATTTAACCACGGAATGGACGAATTATAAAAATCAGATGGACGCTGATTTTGCAACGTTCAAAACGCAGATTCAAAGCCAGTTTGAAGCATTGGAAACCAGCCTTTGGGCGGATTATACCCGGTTGAAAGCTGAATTCACGGAAATGTGGAGCTGGATTAAAAACGCGAGTGAAGACAATTCAACGTTGTATTTTGATGAAGCCGGGCATTTTAAAGTCAAGGTCAAAGCGCCGATTTCCGTCGACCCGGCAACAGGCAATATTCAGATGGATGTCAAAGCCGATGGTGGATTGACCACTGACGAAAGCGGAAAATTAGCTTTAAACATTAATTCCACTTTGGAAATTGACAGCGAAGGTAAATTAGGTACAGTATTAACCTATGAGGAGGTAAACAATGGCTAGTAAAATTGTACAGTTGAAAGACTCTGCGGGAAATGAATTAAACCCGATTCCAGCTTTAGCAAGCTCAACTCGTGCCGGGGGCGTCATGCCGGAAACGAAAACCTCAGCTATGACACAGGCTGTCGGCATGGATTCAACAGGAAAACTGTTTACGACACCCGCGCCAAGTGATTTAACGTATGAGGTTGTGGAATAGGGGATTCAATTCCCCTTTCCTTCTTAAAATAGAAAGGAGTATAAAATGCCGAGTATAGATAAAAAAGTAGTTCAATTAAAAAATAACCTTGATGAATTGTTAGACCCGATTCCAGCTTTAGCGGAACCGGGAAGAGTGGGTGGTGTATTTGCAAGTGCTAAAACTACGGAAATGACGCAACCTGTCGGAATTGATGAAAACGGAGCATTATGGACAGCCCCGGGCGGTGGAACGGAAATAACGATTGACCCGAACGGAGGGTTACAAAATACCCCAAAGGGTTTATCCATTAAGGGCGATTCAACAGCGCAAGGTGGCCCAGGAATTGCCACAGGTTCAACAGGCACATACTCGCCTATTAGTTCGAATGGTAAACGAGGGTCGATTATCGGTGTTCGTAAAACAGATCAACAAACCGAAGCCGTCGGCATTGGCACGGATGGTAAATTATATACAAAACCGATCGGCGGAACTGGCGATATTGAAATTGACCCGGCCGGAGGTTTGGGAAAAGGTTCGGCAGGCTATGGCCTTATGCTTGGCGCAAATTCCGGCTTGGTTGTTGATGAAAATGGGTTGAAGATTAAACCTGATACGACAGGTGCAAACGGTTCGGGTGTTACGCTCACGGATAACGGTTTAAAAGTTACGAAAGCAACACCGGATATCCTTGGCGGAATTGTCGGAAGTACAAAGTATACAGAACAGACTGAAAAGGTCGGCGTTGACGCTTCGGGTAAGCTTTATACAAAGCCTATTCCAGTTGTTTCAAAATCCTTAACCCTTGATATCTACGTAAATAGTAACACTGGTAATGATTCAAATGACGGAAAAACCGAAAAAACCGCAGTTCAAACTTTAAGACAGGCATTTAGACTTATTCCGGATGTAGCAGGAACTGTATATATTCATGCAACTGGCGAAGGAGAAGCAAACGCAGGATTCCCTTATCACGCTGAAAGTGTCGCTATCATCGGTAATGGAACCAACGGTTATACGATTACAAGCGGTTTATATTTCATTAACTGCTCAAACATCTTGTTAAGAAATATTACATTTACTAATAAGACAACGACTTTAATCAATGTAAAAACTGATTGTTTTATTAGTCTTTGGAACTGTACTATTGACCAGACATACGATAGTAAGACAACTCCTGAATCACTATCTTTAATTAAAGCTAATGCAAATATTGGAAAAGTAAGCGTTGGTATAGTGGCTGGTTCTTTCAATGTGAATGCGTTATGCTATTCTGCACAAACATTAGGGCATTTAGAAATTTGCTTGCTTACGCCATCTTCAGCGTCTACAATCGCTAAACCGCTATCAAGAAATAATGGTAGTACACCTACGGGAGCAATCTATTTAGTTACCGTACCTAACGAAGCTTCAATGCAAAATGTAACAATGCCTACTGTTTATACAGGTGCTAGAGAAAGTTATATTATAACTGGAAATAATATTATGCCCTTCCAAACAACTAATACCGCAAGTAATAGTTTCACTGACGTATACACAAATATCATTCAAGGTTTGAAACTAAATGGACAATTTGTTCAGGCACAATTTTCTTTCTACGGCACTACTACAAAAGCATTAACTATTTCTAACGCCGCTACGGTTCTTGGCACTTCAAGAGGATTAAAAGGTTCTTTTGTAGCTATTGGTATGATGAATTATAACGCGCAGAAATATCCTGTATTTGTTCAAGTTAACAACTCCGGGGATATTGAATTATACAGTGTAGGGTTAGATAACATTGCTATTGAATCCGGTAAGACGATTAACATTTCTGCAATCGCTATAAATTATGGAGGTGTAGTATAATGAAAAGCATTCTCTATCAAATTAAAAGCGTTCCAGTAAATACGTTCATTGCGGGGGTGGGTGTTCTGCTCACTTCCCTCTTTGGCTCGCTGGACACCCCACTAAAAGTTCTTCTCTGTTTTATGGCGTTGGACATCCTGACAGGGACAGGACAGGCATTCATTAATAAGAATGTCAATTCCTCATGGGTATCTGGCATTTTCAAAAAAGCCGGAATTCTGATATGTGTGATTATTGGTGTTCAGCTGGACGCCATGACTGGACAAGCAAACGTCTTCCGAGCCGGGGTCTGCTACTTCTTTGTTAGCAATGAAGGAATTTCTATTTTGGAAAACCTCGGAAAGATGGGCGTAAAACTTCCTGCGTTTCTCACCGACGCTTTAGAACAACTTCAAGAAAAGGAGGAAATCAAAAATGAAAATCATTGATATTTCATCCCATAATGGTTACATTGATTTTGAAAAAGTCAAAGCCGATGGTGTAGAGGGTGTTATCATCCGGGCAGGTTATGGCGTTCAAGAAGATAACAAAGCGGTACAAAATATTCAAGGATGTGTCAAAGCTGGACTACCTTTTGGTTTATACCTTTATTCCTACGCTACCACGGAAAACAGTGGATATGAAGAAATCGAATTCATGCGCGAATTTATTCGCAAATATGACCTTTACCCGGAATTGCCTGTCTATATTGACATGGAAGATGCAGACAATTATAAACTGAATAAGGGTAAACCGTTATCGAAATTCCCTCAACTGTATACTAACATCTGTGAAAACTTCTGTCGGGAAATTCAGAATGATGGTTTTTACGTTGGTATCTACGCTTCCGAATCCGTTTTTAAAAGCATTTTAAAAATGGAAGATTTAGAACCTTATGATTTATGGGTGGCGAAGTGGTCATCGAACAAACCGACTATCCGACATAATTTATGGCAGTATTCCAGTGATGGTAAAGTTAACGGCATTGCCGGGCGCGTTGACATGAACCAAAGCAAAATTAATTTCCCTGAAATCATCAAAGCAAGAGGTTTGAACAAATGGGTAACAGAATCCAAAGTAGATATCATGATTAATCAAGTGACGTTATCTCAGGTTGATGCCTTGTCTGATATGGGATTCGATATCACTATTCTGTAATGGGGATTTTACCGGGGTTTGAAAAATCATGCCCCGGTCTTTTTTAAAATCCTTTTCAACAAAAGATAAAACTGAAACGTTCCATTAAAAATAAAGTCGATCGAAAAAATTTTTAGAAAGGAGTTCTTATGCCCTCAATTGAATTTGAAAAAAAATCTGAATCAATCTATTACAATTCAGATGAATTATGGTCACGAAACAGTGTGTTTAATTACGTTATCGGAACACGAGGTGACGGAAAGACCTACGACGCAAAGAAACGAATGGTCAAGCTATGGTTAAATAAGCGTAAAGAATCGATCTATCTGCGACGGTATAAAAGCGAGTTGAAAAAAATTGATACTTTTTTCGATGATATAGCGAATGAATTCCCCGACCACAAACTGGAAGTCAAGAATAAGAAATTTTATTGTGATGATGAATTTTTTGGTTTTGCCGATCAGCTCAGCACCTTCGGTCAAGTCAAGGGTGCAACCTTTCCGAATGTTGATTTAGTCGTGTACGATGAATTTCTAATCGAAAAAGGTTCAAAAATGCTTTATCTTTCATTTGAGGGGGATGCGCTCATGAGTTATTGCAGTTCGATCTTCAGAAAAAGAAAATGCGTGAAAATGATCGCGCTTGGAAACTCAACATCTCTCATTAACCCGCATTTCAGCTATTGGCAGATCATCCCCGATCTAACCAAGCGGTTCAACACGTTCAAAGAAGGTTTGATTACGGTCGAGAAATTCACAGCTACCGCTTACGCTGAAAGCTTGGAAGAAAGCGACTTTGGAAAGCTTCTTCTTATGTCACCGTATGGAGCTATGGCAGTACGAAACGAATTCGCAGAAGAAAAGAATAACTTCATAGGAACAAAGCCAAAGAACGCCATTTATTTTTTCGGGTGTTGCTACCAAGGCCAGGACATAGGGTTCTGGATTGACTACAAAAACTATTACATTTATGCGTCAACCAGCGTTGACCGGACACAACCGCCTTTCTTTTCCATGACAAGCAATGACCACTCAAACAATACAATCCTTTATCTTAAGGGCGCAGATAAATTTTACTTCCCTCGAATCGTAGCAAGCTATCAAAACGGCGGGTTAATATTTGAAAACCCCTATATCAAGGGGTTAGTTTTAAGTATTCTTCAAACGTTCTCTATTCGTTGAATTCGAGTAGCAACAGTTGCTCATAATTCATTTTATCTGCTTCTTTGATCAATAGCCATGCTCGACGGCTAGTTACCTTATTATCAATTAAGCCAGCTTCTTCTTTCACCTCCATATTTTCGCAGTACCAACCAAGGCCGATACAATAGCATATCAATTCTTGTAACGCTTCTTGATCAAGCTTGCGCCACTTGGTGTTAAGAAAATTTCCGTTGTGTAGAATTTTCACCATTTTCAACTTCCTCCCGCATTTCCTTGACAAAATCAATAACGTCAGTAATACCTTGTTTATCTAAATTCTCATCAAACATTTCAATAAACGGTTTCGCGTCTATGAGCCACGCTTGCATGGCGTAATAGAGAACCTCGATATCTACGATAGCATTCAAATTAAAATACCTAACTGTCTTCATGTCCATTAAAATTTCATTCAAATTTTCCATGATTGCGATAATTAATTCATTCTGCATAATTTCTTTTTATCCTTTCTAAGCATTCATCAAAGCTTTCCAACCGGGTTAATCCGACGTTCAATTCCTGAGCCATATCTAAATTCGATGCCACTTCGATCTTGTCTTGCCCGTCAAAATGATCATTCAGAAGAACCCCGGAATAAATCAAGGGTGCAATTGCTCCAACCAGTGAGCGGTTCATTGCGATCATATAAGCAAGAATGTCTTCATCTGCTATCTTCTTATTCATTTAACAATTCCTCGAATTCTTTGTAGAAATCCATATTAGATGGATTAATGACATGCCATACCATAGATTTCTTCCCATTAAATTCATCAAACGCCGATAACCCCTCGCCCTCAATTAATAGATTCGTACTCATATCGATATAGCCTAACTCTTTTGAATCCTTAACTGTCGATACGATTTCAATGCGTAGCTTCTCGCCTATGTCAACCCGCTTAATTTGCGTGTTTAGGATTCCGTATTCCGTTTCTAACTGCGCTTGTCTTTCCTTGATAAAATTCAAATGTAATTCAACTGCCTTCTGATAAATGTTCATTTTAACACCCTCTCAATGAATCAATCAATGACCCATCCTTTCTAAAGTAACTAAATGTTAATTCACGCTTTGACCCGCAATACCAAACGATCGATTCTACCCGCGCCCCGATACACACTGAACCATCATATTCCATGTCATTATGAATGACAATTGAAATACTTAACACCTGAGCGCCTGTAATTGTTGATAATCTTTTATGCTCGCTTAACGCCTTTTCAATCATCGTGTATTGATTCATTCTCATTTCCTCCGTTTAAATTATTTCATCAATCGTTAAATCATCGTTAAACCAAACAGTAGTGGTATAAGGATCGATGGCAACATGCATATCGTTTTCATAAATATCAAGAACAGATTCACATTGTACGACGTAACCGGAGTGTCTTCCTAAATTAAACTTTACGTCGATAGATCGGAACGAATATTCATAATTCTTATACTCGTCTTCAATCTGTGCTTCATGTGCGATCAATGCTTGTTGGATTAAAGCTTTCTGAATTTCCATCATATTTTAGTACCTACCTTTCCCACTACTAATATACCACTTCCACAAATAAAAGCAACACTTTATTTCAAAATGTGCTGTTATTTTTTTCACAAATAGGATAGCGACAGAACCTATGTTTCACGTGAAACCCCGTCCCATTCCTCCCCGGTCTATCCCTCTCGGCTATGGCAGGCTATGGCCCGCTACCCTCCACGCCCACACTGCTCGTTTGAGTACGCCATGCAATGGCACGGCCCACTACCCTGCACGCCCGCACTGCACCGAGCTACTCTATTGAGTATGTTCCTTCCCTCCCACGCACATCACCCTTGTTTAGTATTACTATACTTTTGTTTAGTAGCACTAAAAACTCAGATGGGGTAGTAAGGGATAAAACTGTCTCTTATACACATCTGACGCTGCCGACGCAGCTAGAAGTG